GATCAAAACCACTTTCGACATTCATACTCGCAATCCTGTGTATGCAATTTGTAATGCAAATCATCAGTGTGGTATGATTACGACTAGCATTGTAAATGCAATCAAAGCAGGACAATGTAAGTCTTTTGATGAAGTAAAAACTCTGATTCGCAAATGAAACTCAAGACTAAAATCAATTTGCTGTCAAAAGCAATTAACGGTAAAGAACTCCTGATTATCCTGAACTCTCTCAAATGATTATTCTTCAAAAACAAGACCACGGTTGTGTTTATGCTCTTGATCCAAATGAGAATGAATTGTATTATGCTCCCATTTATAAAGACAATACGGTAAATCTTTCTGAATTTGCACCAGTTGATCTTGCTGATGTAGATGATGTTTATGATGTACTGACTATTCAAAAAGAACTCATCAAACTGAACAAATGAAAGAAGCAATGATTACTTTGAATGAAGAGCAAATTGATTTGCTTTTTTATTGTCTTGAACAGATGGAATCTGATTTCACTGATGATGAAGTAAAGATTTGTGATCAGATTGTTGATGTTTTTACTGATGCTCAAGTTGAAATGAACTCTTATGAATGAATCTACACTGGATCTTTTCTGTCAGCACGAAGATGAAATGTATGCTGATGAATATGCAATGGAATTAGAAAGGAAAGCATCGGAATTAGAGATTACTGTTGATTATTATATGATGGAGTTTGTGTAAAGTGATACTTAATTAAATGTATTAAAAAATCATAATGAATTGTTTGTATTTGCTTACATTTGTTTGATAAATGCTGATACTTATCACTCATTAAATCCTTATAAACGTCAGTTCTTGTCGCGGTCTTAGATTCCGTATTATAACACATCAGCACTGTTTTGTCAATACCCCCAGGACACCCCAAAAACCGGCACAAGGTATAAGCACTCCCCAGGCATTAAAATAAAACGCCACCAGACACTTCTGTATGCCTTCCTAAGGCACTTATAAACTCACTTAGGGGTCAGAGTACTGAAGTGCCTGTTTTTTGCTATTAAATCAGCACAGGATAGAACCACAAAAAACAGCAAGAACTTGTATAAATAAACATAACAATTCGATTCATATTGCGAATTTGAACTTTCCTACGGGGTCAAAAGTCAAATTCCACAGAAGCGAAAAGTTAATAAAAACCCACTTTTGAACACTCATATTATCAGGCGAACAGAGTTTAACTATAGGTTTCTCGATGTGCCGAATGAATAATGAGAGAGATTATCAGAACTGAATACTCACCGAAACCCAATAAAAATACAGAATTCCTGCTTTAGATTCTTATGCGAATTTCTAAAGATGTTAGGAAGGTTTTATAGTATCAACTTATAATTGTTTCGTGATTAGATAAGATGCGTATCAGCAATAAAGATACAAGCACTGATGAGAAGAATGAATTAAAAAGTCATTCGTGATTAGATAAGATTCGTATAGAAACTTATTCTTAAGAAGCACTGACAATAAAGAACTCAAAAGTTCATTCGTGATTAGATAAGATTCGTATAGAAAGATAATACTGCGACACCATTGTGAGATTATAATCACAAAGTCATTCGTGATTAGATAAGATTCGTATAGAGATTCGAACTTATCAGAATCTCAAAGCAATCCTAAGAAGAAAAGATTCGTTTATAATTCAAGTTCGTTATGGGGCAGATACTTGACGGGCACTGCAAGGTCTGATAGAATTGACCAGTAGAGTTTATTCGTTCCTCCGTTCTTTCTCTCTTATGGCAATTTCTTCTCCCAAGGCACAAAAGAATAAGTATCGTATCACTCTTGAATTAAACGTGAATGAAGATTTTAATCCTCATCAGATTCAGTGGAAGAAACTATTCGGGTTAGACAGTAAAGAATCAGTGAAGAGTTATGTAGAAGATCTCAATGCCCCCTGGTGATTCATAATACAATGCAACTTTCCTTCGTTGTATTATACTTTCATGGGGTAAGGAACATCGTCTGATAGATGTTTCGTTTATTATTATTACTTTGTCTGATTGTTTTTATCTTTCTGGGCAACTTAATTCTTTATACTTATTACTATTCGTCGTTAATTGGCAGCAGTTCGTATAAAGAATAGGCAGTTCTTATTATATAAGTAGTGTTTTTTCGTGCTTAAGTAATAAGAACTGCGTTGTTTTATAAGAATAACACAGCAATTTGGGGGCAGTTAGTATAAACAACACGAATAACTAATACTTATTCGTTGTCAGTTGTTTATTCGTGATAGCAGTTATTTTATGTTATTTGTTATTGTTTATATCGGGCGTTGCCCCCGTATATAAAAACGCCCCACTACCCTAACCTACACTGTATGTCTTTTTCGACCTATCTATCACTCTCATAAAAAAAATTTTTCCAGAAAAAAATGGCACCAAAAAGAAAAGCAAATTGTCACGGATGGGGAATCTTCGGAGGTAAGCATAAAAAGAAAAAAAATTGCGCGACTGGTATCTTCAGAACTCCTGCTCAAAAAAGAGCATCCTCAAAAAGAAAGAAGAGATGAAAAAATCAGCGCCATATTGGAATTTTTGGAGAGTGATACTTGCAGGATGGATAATTAAATATCCAAAAACTGTAAGTAAAATTATATTCATACCTCTTGGGATTTTAATTAGTCTGATATATAATGCAATAGTAAAATAACTTTACTATAAAAAAAATTTCGCAAAAAAAATTTTTTATGCAAACAGAAAAAATATATCACATCTATGCAAAAGACAAGTGTTTATTTCATTCTATCAAAGAGGATGAATTTGAAACAACTTGGAGCACCATTAACAATATGGTAGGAATTATGAAAACTGACTATGTTATAGAAGACTTATCCTATGAGGAATTGATTCTTCAGAAAGAAATAAGTTTAAACTCTTCACATTGACAACTGCATATATAAACTGTTAAAATTGAACTGAAGGTTTTAGTTAACTTATGAATTTAGTAGAAAAATTCTTTTCTTTTTACCTAACATACTTGATGAAAATCAATGTTGGGAATGGAAGGGTAAAGTTGATGCTTATGGATATGGTTATATTTGTAATCATAAAAAAATTTTAAAAGCACATAGAGTTTCATATGAAATTCATTATGCAGAACCTTTAAATGAACTACATTGTCTTCATAGATGCGATAATCGTAAATGCGTTAACCCGTCTCATTTATTTGCAGGAACTAATCTTGATAATGTAAAAGATAAAGTTTCTAAAGATAGATGCTATACTGGAAATCAAAAAGGCGAAAATAATGGAGCATCAAAACTTTCTGATAATCAAGTTAATGAAATAAGAAAGTTGTTTAATACTCAAAACTATACAACTATTAAACTTGGACAACTGTATGACGTTAATCGTTCTACAATTTCTTATATTGTAAATAATAAAACTTTTAAACATCTATTGGAGAATTGACAAAATGGCTAAGGGCTTTACTGTTAAAGCGGCGGCACCAAAACCAGCATCTCAAGAATGGGATTATGATGATATCAAGCAAAGAATGCGAGGAAAATCGATTGTTTTTTGTTTGCCCGGTCGAGGATGCTCTTATATTTTTTTGAAAGCATTTGTACAACTTTGTTTTGATATTGTACAAAATGGAATGAGTATTCAGATTTCTCAAGATTATTCATCAATGGTTAATTTTGCAAGATGCAAATGTCTTGGAGCAAATGTTCTAAGAGGACCAAAGCAAGTTCCTTGGGACGGAAAACTTGAATATGATTATCAACTTTGGATTGACTCGGATATTGTCTTTGATTCTAACAAATTCTGGCAACTCTGTGATTTGGCTCTTTCTTCTGAAGGAGAAGAGCGCGAAGTGGTTGCTGGATGGTATGCAACTGAAGATGGTCGCACAACTTCTGTCGCACACTGGTTAGAAGAAGAAGACTTCCGCAAAAATGGTGGAGTTATGAATCACGAAACCGTAGAGTCTATCTCAAAACGGAAAAAACCATTCACTGTTGATTACACTGGATTTGGTTGGGTTCTAATTAAAAAAGGAGTTTTCGAGAATCTTGAATACCCTTGGTTTGCTCCTAAGATGCAACAATTTGAGTCTGGCGAAGTTCAAGACATGTGCGGTGAAGATGTTTCATTCTGCCTTGATGCTAAAGAGGCAGGTTTTGAAATCTGGTGCGACCCTCGTATTAGAGTTGGTCATGAGAAAACTCGTATTATCTGATGAATAAACTTTACAATATTTTATATAAAGGTCGTAAAATTTATGCAAACCTCACTATGGAAGACTGTAGTGAGGTACTACAAGATCTCTCAGAGTCCTTTTTCTCGGGGGAACTAATTGATCCAGAACTTATAGAATTGGAGGAAATTTAAAATGGCAATGAACAAGAAAGATTTTGAATCAGGAGCACCTAAGAAAACACGTCAAGGACGTTCTGCTCGTACATTACTTAGTGCAACTTCTCGTAATGGACGTAAGAAAAAGTATAGAGGGCAAGGTAAATAATATAGATAAAGCAGAGAACAATCTCTGCTTTTTTTATTATCTAATATGGCATATTTAAATCACAATCTTCCAACGATTACTTGTTATATACGCAATGAATTTCTTTATAATCATAAAAAAGGTCATGGTGAGGTAACTTTATGTAATGTACATTCTGTAGCGTCCTTAGAGAAGCATGTACCACTTTTTGAGGCATTTTTAGAGAACGGAGTCAATTGGACTCGAAGGCCAATTCATGCATTTTGTTGGAAACCAGATGCACCAGTTTCCAAATTAGAAGAATGTATGTGGTGGGATTGTTTTTCTCCTTACATTGATGTTCAAGTGCGTTCAAGATTAGCAGGATTACGTGCTGAATTAATTAATTATAAAGGAGAAAAGAACGAAGGAACCTACCTATTCACTCTTGATTGGTCATGGGAGTCGAAATCAACATTAAATACTAACTTTAGTGAGACTCCAGAACACAAATGTGCTCACTTTTTTAAAATGGATAATGGAAATTTCTATGCATATCCAAACAATAAGATATTATGGTATGATGATGCATGGATAAAGAATAGAATTAACAAAAATCCAGGATATGAAATTGATTTAACCGAATATTCAGTCGAAAATCGTCGTAAAATCGAAACTTCAGATGATTTTATGTACGAAATTACAGAAATTCGGGATAGCAACCCCGTAAAAAGTTCTGATTTAATAAATCAGGAGACAAAAAATGACCAAAAAAGTCGATAAAAACCAAAATTTCATGCAAAATGAGTGGGGAACCAAATATTTGGCAAGTGAGTATGGTTGGGATAGTGAAATTTTTGAAATTTCATCCAAAAAAATTTTACGAGAGGTTGAAAATGAGGATGTAGTCATCAAAAAACATAATTTTAAGTATCAAAATAATATCCATTCAAAAATTAGAAATGATAATGACTATGATGATTGGGATTATGGCACTGAACCAATATATAATGTCCAAAATTCCTGATAAATAATACTAAAGTCATTATTTTTAAATGCCAATAGAACGGGTAAGTAAAAGTTTTAAAGACATAAGTATGTCTTTTCAGACTAATCCACTTAATTCTGATATTATTGCATTGAAAAATGAAAATGCAATCGCTCGTTCTATTCGTAATATTGTATTTACGATGCAAGGTGAAAAGTTTTTTGATAATATCTTTGGTTCTGGAGTAAAAAAACTACTTTTTGATAATATTGATGAAATCACAGCATCATCAATAAAAGATGAAATAGAAAATTCTATTATCAATTATGAACCTAGAGTTGAATTAATTGATGTCATATCTTCTCCAGACTATGATAATAATGGAATCGATATTACAATCATATACAGAATTATTGGTGCAGATGTTCAACCTCAACAATTAGAATTCGTACTGTTGCCGAATAGATAAATGTCCCTCACAAACTTTTCTAATCTGGATTTTGATCAGATTAAGACAACTCTTAAAGCATACTTAAGATCAAATTCCAATTTTACCGATTATGATTTTGAGGGTTCTAATCTATCTACGATTCTAGATGTCTTGGCGTACAATACATACATTACATCTTATAATGCAAATATGGTTGCAAATGAGGTCTTCATTGATAGTGCAACTTTAAGAGAAAATGTAGTTTCTCTCGCAAGAAATATTGGATACACCCCAAGATCAAGAAAGTCATCTAGAGCAACAGTTAGTTTTTTTGTAGATCTTAGTGATGAATCAAATCTTATATCATCATTAACTCTTAAAAAAGGAGTTGTTGCATCAACAACAAGAACATTTGGAAATCAATCATTTGTTTTTTCAATATTGGAGGATATAACCAAACCCGTCTTCAATAACATTGCGTCTTTTAATGACATTGAAATATATGAAGGTTCTCTAGTAACATCTAAATTTACATACAATTCAAATAATCCAAATCAAAAGTTTATATTACCAAACTCCGGAATTGATACAAGTCTTCTTTCCGTAGAAGTAACAAGTAACGATATAAAAACAAAATATTATTTGCATAACAATATTTTTGATGTAACAAAAGATTCTAGAGTTTTCTTTATGCAGGAAGTAGAAGATGAGAGATATGAATTAATCTTTGGTGATGGAGTTTTTGGAGCAGCACTTAATGATGGAGATGAAATTACTGCTTCATATATTGTTTCAAATGGTAGTTCTGCAAATGGTATATCTCAGTTTTCTTTTGCTGGGATACTAAACTACATTTCAACCAACGCACCAGTTATTGTAACTTCAGGAATATCTTTATTATCTACTGGATTAATTTCTTCTGGGGGAGAAGAAATTGAAAGTGTGGAATCAATTAGAAAATATGCACCTAGAATATATTCATCGCAAAACAGAGCAATAACATCTAATGACTATGAGTCTCTGGTTAAAAATATTATATACCCAGAGACTGAATCAATTTCCGTATTTGGTGGTGAAGAATTAGTTCCTCCACAATATGGAAAAGTATTCATTAGTATCAAACCAAGAACAGGTGACTTTTTACCTAATATAACAAAAGAAAATATTAAATCAAAATTAAAATCATATGCAGTTGCTGGAATTGTTCCAGAAATATTAGATTTAAAATACCTCAATATTGAAGTTGA